TGTTATTCCATTCTGATAAAGATAGTACTGAAGCTATTATTGCACAATCAAGTGCAAAAGCAGAAGCAGAAGCAAATGAAGAGAATATCGATAAGTTAGTTGAAGATGGTATCATTACCAAAGAACAAGGTGATGCTATAAAGGGTGAAAATATAGAATTAGTAAATACACTTAGTGAAATTGAAAAAGAATTAAAAGAAGTTGTTACAGGACCAGGTAATTGGTTCTTAAAAAATGTAAAACTAAAAGATGCACTCAAGAGTATTATGAATGATGAGAGGCCTGATGGTAGTAAAGATAAGAACAAAACATCTGCTAAATGGAATCCAGGAGTTATAGGAGCTACTGGTAAGATTAATAAAAATTTAAAAAAATATTTACCAGAAGGTGCTGACCCAAACAATCCATCAGATGAAGAAGCTTTAGAGGCATTTCTTAAGTTTATGAGTGATGAAAATAAAGAAGTTGAACCTACAGATGGTCAAGTAACATTGATGGAAAGATTAAACACAAGATTTATTGAACAAGGTGCACCTGATATATTTTCTCAATTAGAAGATATCAGAAATAGAACACTTCAGGCACAAAGAGATTTTATTGAAAACAATGATAAAATAAAAATAGAGATTGATGGTAAAGAAGTAGGATTGGGAACATTATTAGAAGCCAATACCGTATGGAAACAATTTCACTTAGAATCGGTTAATCCTAATTCAGAACAAGGAGTTCACAAATATCCAGGTATGTATGAAACTAATCATGGTGGACTTGCAGTTGATAATGAAACACTAACTAAGTGTATGGGTGGTGATGTTAAAAATAAAAATGATTTTATAACTCGTTTTGAAGTTGGACCAATTGAAGAACAAAAGGGTGTTAGTGGAACACAAAAAGGAAAAACTACAGGTGGTAAACGAATTGTATATGCGATAACATCTGGTGGTGATAGAATAGAAGTTGGTCAAAAGGTAATGAGAACCAAGACTGGTAAAACAGGTAAATTACAAACTGTATATAATTGGTCTAAAGAGATGCAGGAATGTTTTGAAAAAGAGGGTAAAAGATAATGAGAACTCAATTACTATGTACATTCACAAGACAATCAAGATTAAATGAAACCATTGATATTATTATAGCTTGTAATGAAATACTATACGATAAAATTTATATCTTTCAAAACCAAGATGATTTAACTCAATTAATTTGTACATATAATATTGAGTTTATGGATAATTATGAAGAAAATATTGAGAACACAATCTCACTACACAGAAAAAAACAATCAAACACACTCTACACAATCAATGCATTAAATGAAGTTATCAGAAGTAAAAACAATGGAGTTTTAGATAAACGATTTAATGTAGATTGGACAGAGTATCAAAATACACTACTATTAACTAATGAAACTGGTTTAAATGTAGTACCTACAAAGATATTCCAAATCGTTGATATACACGAGTGGAATAAATAAAAAAAAAGACTTGACATTGGCTCACATATTTCGTACTTTATAGTATGGAAAATTGTGATAATTGTAACACTACGGAATTTGTTGGGACTATATTCTATCCAAATTTATGCATACCTTGTATAATAAATTTACAAAAAAGATAGAAAAAAGACTTGACACTAATGTTAGAAATGGTTATATTATAGTATGATAATAATGATAAGGATGAATTAAGATATGGATATGGGAACTTTTGCTTTAGGTTGTATGAATTATGAATTAAATAGAGATAATGGTAGATTACCTCAACACGACCAAGAGTTTCAAGCTGAAACAGGTATTGGGCCAACCTATTTAAATGGTAGACCACAAACAAGACAAGAGCAAAGAGAAGCTCTTGAAGAAGATGGAAGAATGACACCACAAGAGATAACAGAGTGGTTAGATTCTTTGGAAATGTAAAGGAGAAAAATTATGGCAAGATATTTTGTAAATGTAACTATGGAGATTTTCACACCAGAACAAGGGTGTGGTGAGAAGGCATTAAAGAATGAGAATAGAGATGCAAGATGGTTTGCAGATACTATTGCAGAAAAAACACAAGAACACATTAAAGATGAGTTCGAATATTCAGAAAGAGATTATCATCTTAATGAAGTTCAAGTGAACTATATGGAAAGAAGTTAAAAGATGAAAAAATGGTTATTATTAATATTTTTTGTTAATGTTTTATTTGCACAAATAAAAATAGAACCTCATGAAAGATATAATTTAAAAAAAGTAGGTCATAAAACTTATGAATTAGTTTTAAGTGATATAAAACAAACTCTTGTTAGATTAACTGGTGAGGTTGAATCTGATGAACATGAAAGAGTAGTATGGTCTACTGAGAAGAAATTTAAATGGAGTAATGATATAACATCTGATGAGTTTAAAGTTGTTAATCCATATACATATTCCAACAATGGTGTAGTTAATACAATGTTTGGACCTTTACCTGAAATGAAAGGTAAGACTATTAAGATTACAGCTAAGTATAAAGAGTTCAAAGATACTATTTTTATAAAACTTAAATAAGTTAAAAAAAATAAAAAAAAATGTATTTTGAGAATTTATATACATATATATTAATGTATCAAGTTTGATACAAAGTTTTTTGACAATTGAGAAATCGGAAAGTACAGAGAGTAATTAACTCTGTATGGAATTGGCAGAATAATGGGTATCCTTTAGAAGCCCATAACGCAATCCAAGATTAGTTCGTGGTGAACCTACAAAGCCGAATGGTAGAGTAGTTGAGACATCAATAATCTAATGTACTTGAAGAAAAACAATAGAAACGATTCTATTGACCTTGTTGTGGGTAAGGGTAAAACTGAAATCCCACTTTATGGCTGAACCAATCTAAACTTGGAGAGATAAAGCAATAATACAGGTGTTGTAACCACTTCAATGAGATTAACCATCTTGAGAAGAATCATCGTAACTGATGGGTATTAGGTACAAGGTACTAAAAAATCCAAGCTTTAAGTTGTGAGTAATCGTTAATCTCACATTCCCAAGATTTCCAATTTAAATATTTAAAAAATGGCCCCAGCGATTTTTAGTTTCCACTATACTACAAACTTAAAAAACAATGGTGGCCATTTTTTTTTTTGAAAAATGAAAATATTTTGTAATAAAGCAAAACACGGTTATACTTATTATTGTATCGATAAATGATACCATTAATAAATAAACAATAAACATAAACTAATAGGAGATACATAATGGATTTAAATGCAATTAAAAAACGATTAAATCAGTTACAAACCACGAACAATCGTACTTCCAGTCTTTGGAAGCCACAACCAGGTAAAACTCAAATCAGAATCGTTCCTTACGCTTTCAATAAAGATAATCCTTTTATTGAATTATTCTTTCACTACAATTTGAACAATCGTTCTTATCTTTCACCAATTTCTTTTGGTAGACCAGACCCAATTGAGGAGTTTGCTCAAAAACTAAAAGCAAGTGGTTCGAAAGAAGATTATCAGTTATCAAGAAAACTTGAAGCTAAAATGAGAACTTTTGCACCAGTTATTGTAAGAGGTGAAGAGAAACAAGGAGTGAAGTTTTGGGGATTTGGAAAGACAGTTTATCAAGAACTTCTTTCTATTATCGCAGACCCTGATTATGGAGATATCACAGACCCTGTAAATGGTCGTGATGTTGTTGTTGAGTTCATCTCAGCAGAGGAGACTGGAGCAAGTTATCCAACAACAAAAATCAGAGTTAAACCTAATCAAACACCAATTTCAGATGAACCTGAAGTTCTTGAAGTAGTAAAAACACAACAAGATATTAAGGAAATCTATCAAGAGTTATCTTATGATGACCTTACTGATATATTGAATGAGTGGTTGAATCCAAGTGATGATTCATCATCAGATGAAGAAGAAAAAGAAAAAGTTTCTACTTCAGAGATTTCAAACTCAAAGACAGTAAGTAATTCAGCAGATGCGTTTGATGAATTATTCAATTCGTAAATAATAACAATATAGTGTGTGGCAATTAACAATATAATATGAGGTCGGGCCGTTATTGTAACCCGTAACCACACACTATTATTAACTTAAGGAGATTAGGATGGCATCAGTAAATGATGTATTGGCCACAACATTGGCCGATAGTTTAAATAAAAAGTTCAAAGATACTAAGGTAGCATACTTCTTAGATGGAAGTGATACAACACCAACAGATATAAAAGATTTTATATCCACAGGTAGTTCTATGTTAGATTTAGCTATATCAAATAAACCTGATGGTGGAATTGCCGTAGGTAGAATCACAGAAATTAACGGATTGGAATCAAGTGGTAAATCACTACTTGGGGCTCATATGTTAGCAGAAACTCAAAAAAAGGGTGGTATCGCAGTTTATATAGATACTGAAACTTCAGTTAGTCAAGAGTTTATGGAAGTGATTGGTATTGATATGAATAAAATGTTATACCTACACTTAGAAACCGTAGAAGATATATTTGAAGCGATTGAAGAAATCGTAACCAAAGTTAGAGAATCAGATAAAGATAGATTAGTTACTATATTAGTTGATTCACTGGCAGCCGCTACTACGAAAGTAGAGTTAGAAGCAGATTTTGATAAGGATGGTTGGGCAACAGCCAAGGCTATTATTATATCTAAAGCTATGAGAAAGATTACTCAAATGATTGGTAGACAGAAAATAGCTTTAGTATTTACAAATCAGTTAAGACAAAAACTCGGAGTAATGTTCGGAGACCCCTGGACTACAAGTGGTGGAAAAGCATTACCATTCCATGCTTCAACAAGAATTAGATTGAAGAATATGGGACAAATTAAAGATACAGCAAAAAATGTTCTTGGTATGAAGTGTAGAGCACAGATTGTTAAGAATAGATTAGGTCCACCTTTACGACATGCAGATTATGATATGTACTTTGATAGAGGTATTGATAATTATGGTGCATGGTTGACTGTGTTGAAAGAACACAAGTTAGTTAAATCAGGTGGTGCTTGGTATACTCTCACAGACCAGAATGGTGAAGACCACAAATTCCTATCAAAAGATTGGGAAGAGTTGATTACCAAAGATGATGAATTGAGAGAGTACGTATATAAAATCATTTGTGATAAGGTTATATTGAAATACAAAGAGAAACTTGGTATTGATGATGTAGAGTTCACAGATGAGGTTATCGGTGATTAGTAAAAAACACTTATCGATACTCGAAGAGATTAAAAAATCTGGCGGAAAAGTTGATAGTGGTAAACCAAATGACTCGGTTTTATTAATAGACGGGTTAAACACTTTTATTAGAGTGTTTTCTGCGATACCTACTACTAATGAGGATGGTATTCACATTGGTGGAATAGTAGGTTTTTTAAGGTCAATTGGTTATACTATTAATATGGTTAGACCTACTCGAACTATCATAGTATTTGATGGTAAAGGTGGGTCTAACCGCCGAAGAAAACTTTTTCCTGAATATAAAGCAGGAAGAAAAATGTCAGTTAGATTGAATCGACACTTAGATGTTTCACTTACAAGAGAAGATGAACACAAGATGATGATTCGACAATTGAATCGAGTAATAGAGTATCTTGAATGTTTACCATTAACATTAATGAACATTGAAAATGTAGAAGCAGATGATGTTATTGGTTATGCAGCTAAGCATGTATTTAATGATAAGGTTACAATTATGTCAACCGATAAAGACTTTCTTCAGTTGGTGGATGATAGAATACAAGTTTATTCACCAACGAAAAAGTTGATGTATGATGAAGAAAGAATTGTGAATGAATATGGAATTAATTCAAAGAACTTCTTATTGTTCAGAACTATAGATGGTGATAAATCAGATGGGATACCAGGTATAAAAGGTGCTGGATTAAAAACACTACTGAAAGTATTTCCATTCCTTGAATCCCCACATGAATATTCTATAGAAGATATTCTGAAGAGTTCAAAAGCAAACCGAAAAAAATACAAAATATGTGAAACTATTGTAAATAATGAAGAACAATTACTTTTAAATAAGAAACTAATGGATTTAACCGATAGTGTTATGGGTGGTAGTAGTAAACAAAAAACTCAACATATCACAGGAGAACCAATTCAGAGAATGGTAAAACATAAGTTTCAAAGAATGTTTTTAGAAGATAAGTTGTACACTGCTTTACCTAATCTTGAAAGTTGGTTGGCAACTACATTCAATAGATTAAATCATATGGCAGAAAAAACTCATGGGTAGAAAGAAAAAATATTATACAGAAAAAGAAAGACGAGAAGCTCAAAGAAAGTGGCAAATGGACCACTACAAAAGAAATTCAGAAGAGATAAAGGCAAAAGCTCGTCAAAAATATCGTGATAGGAAACGAAAAGAATTTTATGATAAAAAAGTACAAGATATGTATGGGAATTTAGGATGACAATACAAGAACACTTCCAAAAGTTTTATAATATGAAACCATATATTTTTATTGATGAAAAAGAATGGCAATCCATTATGAAAACTTATGAAAAAGAAGATGTTATTGAAGAGTTATCAAAAGTATTACACACATATAGGCCACCAATACCAGTTATATCGGAGCGACAAACACTTGATAGTTTGAATAAGTTAAAAGGTATTAGGTGGCCAGAATTATTAGTAGAGAGTGGTTGGTTCCCACGAAATGAAACGGAGTCGAAATATGATTTATCTGAAATGTATTTCAAACGAGATAATAGTGGTAATAATGCTTCAAATCCATTTCATATAGAAACAAGATGGAAAGTTGATTGGACACGAACACCAAGTGGTTGGAAAACATGGCAAACTGTAAAGGGTATCAAAACAATTGTTAGGGCATTCTATTCATTGGAACAAGTATTAACAAAGGTTGATGAACAATCAATCAGAATGGCTACAACATTAAGAAAGTATGTGGCATCTCAATTTAAACCAAGTATTGCTAAAGCATTCTATGATTATCATCAAAGTGTTAATGTACTTGATTTTAGTGCTGGTTGGGGTGATAGGTTAGCAGGATTTTATTGTGGTGAAACTACAGAACATTATGTTGGTATAGACCCTAACACTTTAAACCATCCAAATTATAAAAAACAAATCGAGTTTTATGAGAAACATAGGACAATATTTGAGAATGAAAAGAAAGTAGAATTAATTTGTTCACCTGCTGAAGATGTA